TGCACGAGGTGCAGCACGCAATACAGAACAAGGAGGGGTTTGCTAGGGGCGCCGGCTCTCACACTGCGCTCGACGATGTAGAAGACTACCTCACGAGCCCGCTAAAGCATGGGGCTTTCGTGAACGAGCGGTTGGTAGAGGAGAAGCTGCCAAATTTTGAGAAGCTGCTTGCTATGGGCAATGATGGCACCGAGGCAGGGCGTGATTTTGCTGACGAGATGGCATATTACATGAGTGCCGGAGAGGCGGAGGCAAGGTCGGTTGAGAAGCGACTGAGGATGCCGGCACGGCTTCGCGCTTCTGATGATGGCCACCCTTATGGTGACATGAATCTACCTTCCTACATGCTGCCAGAGGGCAGCAGCGGCCCTACGTTGTTCCAGATGATTGAGATGATGACGAGGGGTAATCACTAAAAAAGGTGGCTACTCTCGACGCGCCACGTCCTTGTGGCTATGTGCAGCCGGTGCGCTATACATAGTACGTCGATTTCACCGTAAACTTGTTGCTTTCTAGACTATAATGACATCCCCGCTTGCTCCGGCTTGGGCATTGGATCGTCAAAAAGCCTTGGCTGATTCACGGCGTCCTGTATGCGCTGGCAGGCAATGTCGAAGTACTTTCGCTCTATCTCAATGCCGATAAACTTGCGGCCAAGATTAACGCAAGCCACGCCGGTAGTGCCTGAGCCCATAAACGGGTCGAGTACGATCTCTCCATAAACAGAAGCCCTATCTACCATCCACTCGGTTACGCCGGTAGGCTTTGCACAGGGATGCCTGTCGTCGCTTGCCCTCTCAGTCGTTGTGTACGAAATGTTTTTGATTGTCTTTCCGATTAATGGATCGCGGCCGTAAAACAACACCGGCTGCGTTGTCAGCCTTCCCCACTCGGTCATCCCGCAACCCGCTGGCTGGTATATGCAGCCGAGCGTGGTCGGCTTCGGGTAATCAAAAGCGTGCTTCCCTCCGGTCGTAACAACGGCCCGTCCCGCGATTCTTAGTGCTGTCTCAAAAGCAGGGATGATTTTATTAATCAGGTTTTCGTGACTATCATCAAATGATTCGTACTCTCTCTTATGGCTACGCTTCTTTGATATCGTACCCGTTGCTTCACCAAGCCCGTAGGGCGGGTCTGTCACTACTGCGTCCACCTCGGCCAGCGTTGGCAGGATATCCATGCAGTCGCCTAGGTATAAAGTGCAGTCTCCAATTTGCTCGAAATCAAAGGGCACTACAGACACGCGACAGCTCCAGCAGGTTGTAGGTGATAACAAAGGCCACCGTGGCGCCTACGATTACTAACCCGACCGTGTTTAGTGGCCTCCATATATTATTTCTCATCTCATATCCTCAATTGTAAAACCATCGCTCAGCATGGTTACCCTAAAATAGGTTCCGTTTTCGTAATTGAATTGGCACCAATCACCAACCCTCAGCAGCGCTCCATTGGCACACCGGAATTCTGGCACCTCGTCGGCATCGCAGTCGGTGTAGATCCGTATCGATCCGTCAGGGCGCTCATGGAAGCTAGGCGGATTGCCGCACTCATAAGCTGCAGAGCATTTCCCGTTCACGCACACCGTCAGGGTGGTAAACAGTGGCTCCATGGTCGACATGATCATCTGAGCCTGACCACCACTCAGCTCGTCGTCGGCAGCGAAAGTGGAGCCCCCCAGTAGGAGGGCCCCAAGCAGTAGGCCGCGCATCAGAAGGGGATGTCTTCTAGCGTTGGTGCCGGCGCAGCTGGTGCCGCAGCTGGCGCACCCTGACCCGCCATGTTGGGGTCTGGCTTCCACGTGTCTACCGACGCGTACCCCTTGCCCTGTTGAGAGACCTTCATGTCCACATTAACCCACTCCTCACCGGGGTTGGCTGCCTTAAACTCGCGCATGAATTCTGCAAACTGCGGCAGGTTGAATGACGCCTTTGCGATCACAAAGTCCGGCGCGTTCTCGTGCTTCTGCTTTGGGTAGAAGCCCTTGACCAATACTGACTCGTTTTGATTTTCCATAATCACTTCCTTGTAGTTTGAATGAATTGTTGATCCTCTGGGTCCAGTCGACCCCATACGGCGCTCTTCTCGTACCCTGTCAGCTCACCTATCGTCTCCTGTAATAGGTCAGTGTCGTCCGCTATGCGGGCCTCTGTGACAGTCTCAGAGACGCTGTCAAAAAACAGGTTGGCAACCTTCAAGGCGCCGCGATAGGCCTCCTTGAATTTGGTCTTCTGACCAGCCGGTGCATCGTTAAACAAGTCCGTTCGGGTACGGTCATCCAGACCGGTGACGTACTCGTGAAACTTGCTGTGGTCGCCCGAGTCGATAAGGCGCGACACAACATCAAACGGCGTCTCGTCAACCAGACCCTTCACCTTCGTGTACAAGGACAGCCCGAGCCCGTGCATCGCCACGGCCTTCACCATGCAGCGCATGTTCGCGTCCGACACGTCTCTGCTCGATGGGCTGACAATGCTCTTGTTGCGGTTATCCATCACAGGAAGCCTAACGACATGAGTTAGCCCCTGAACAGTAACCCCCACCTCGACCATCACGCTGCCGTCTGGGAAGACCTCCTTCTCGCCAAAGAAGTAGGTGCTGTCTGGGTAGTCCTCGCACAGCTTGGTCCACGCCACACCCCAGCTTAGATAGTCTAGGTTGCCCTTACGCTCGACGCCCTCGGACACATCCTTTCTACTCAGCTTTATAAAGCGATTTTCTTCTTTCATTTAGCCTCCTTGCTCTTCTTCCATCACCAATTTCTGCAGATACCACTGCGCCTTTTTTAAATCCTGAATCGTCTGCCCCTTGAACCTGTGGCGGTGCAGATACTTGTGCACGTTACCCAGCAAGTAATCTTTCGCTCCTGAGCCTAGCTGCTGGTAGATGTAATCGATCGACTCGACCTCGCCGACCTTGTAGTGCTGCGGCTGATTGACGGGGTCATAAACCTCGTCCTTCATCTTCTCGTGGTGGTCAGCCGGTAACATGCAATCCGGCTTAACGTCCGTTGGGAATGGCCGGTTGTCGTAGAAGCGACTCGTCACGTCGTCCCAGCTATTTGAGTTTGAATCATTAATACTCATACAGCAACCTCGAACAGGTCGTTGTCCTGCTCAACCTCGTAGCCGTCAGCGAAGAAGGTGATGACCGTGAAGTAGCCAGCCTCCGGCACATCGTCGTCTACCATCATTGCATCGCAGTAACCAGCGTCCAGTGCTGACTGCTTAGTGTTAAAGTAAAGCGTAGCGTTATATCTCATCACATGCCTCCATTCGTTCCTCTGCCACCTCGACCACCTTCCAACCTTCCTCACACAGCGCATCCCAAGCCTTGCTGTATGCCGTCACGTCTATCACGTGGGCATCTGCCAGCTCCCTGATCTGCGCCATGGGGATCTCCTCCACCTCTGATACGTCCCGTATCAGCTGCCACAGCTCTGCACGCATGTGCTCCCTTTCCAGCTCACTTCCCATACTTCCTCCTTATATATGAAAGGCTCAGAGGCATCTCATCAAATGATCCGTCTGACACTTCGTTTAGCACCCAGCAGCCAGCCCACGTTGAGTCTGTGTTGGTCTGAGGCGTCAGATATCCCTGCTGCTCCTCGTAGCAGATACCTGCGAATATGCCTGTGATACGACTTCCGTCAGCCCGCTTGGCGTAGGCGATCTGCCGATCCTGCACGTGCCCCATAATTGTTGACTGGTGCTTCTTGTTGAGCATGTTGGCAGCGCTACTAACAGGCCGGCCCATGACTCCACTAGTAAAATAATGACAGTAGGCTACGCCATCTATCACCACCGGCTGCAAGAACGGGTAGCACTTAAACCCCAGCTCCTCGGCGTTGAGGTTGTGGTAACCGACTAGATCGGTCAGCTCACGGTTCTCCTCGACGACTCGGTCCTGACGGGCCTCATGATTCCCCCAAGTAAAGTGCAGGTTGTTCATGATGTCCCAGTGCCTACGCTTACCCTTCTTGCGGCGAGCCACCTCCTTCTGGATGGGCGCCATCAGCTTCTCGAGTGCCCTGTTACCGCACTCAACGTCGGCCAGATAGGATCGACCCTCGAAGCTTTTCTTGCCCTTGTCGTATGACGACAGCGACGGAAAATCCCAGTGGTCACCCAAGTGGATTACACTGGTCGGCTGCAGGTCGACAATTGCGTTACCAATCGCGGTGAAGTAACTGTCATCCATCTCCGGCGTGCACTGCGTGTCAGGGATGATGAAGTGTCTTTGTCCGCTGCGCGTAGCTGTAGACTTCATAGTCGGCCTCCTTGCCTTGGTGGTACTTTTCGATTTCCTCGTCGAGGCGCCTTGACTCGTTGAGGTAGTGGGCTGAGATTGCGAGCCTGTTGTTTTTTGCGTACTGGGCTCGGGACTTACACTCCGACCTTTGAAGAAGCGCGTTAAGCGCTGCGTCAGATTTGTCTGCTCCGTAGATTGATCCATACACATCCCTCCATAGATTTATATGCGCCACTGGGTGTGCCTCTACATACCCATGACATGCGCTGCACAAACTCAAACAGTTACTGGGGTCAAAACGCGTAGCCCATCCCTGAGTGCCGTGCATGGTTATGCCCCTGCCAATAAAGTGGCTGCACTGAATGCCCTGCCGATTACGATCCGTGTAGTCGGTCTCACATAGCTGGCAGTGCCATGGCCTTAGCTCACCGTTGATTGTTGCCGCCTTGCGGATACAGTCAGACAGGTGGGCATCGGCCGAGCACCTCTTAATCTTCCCAAAGCCCATTAATGCACCAACCGAAGGTGTGGCTTGCTGTCTGGTGAAAACTCTGGGCTCAGCTCGAGCTCGTGAATCCACAGCAGTCGCATCCCATCCGTTGCAGCCTCCACTGCCTCCAGCGCCTCGTCCTCTTCGTAGCCCTCGTTAACCAATCGCTGCA